TTTTTTTGAGGGCCGCGTAGGGTACGCCGTCAAGCCCATTCCACGTGAAGATTTCACTGGCCGCGCCGACAAAGTTGACCAAGGTATTGCCGAACTCTGTCCACCCGCCCATTTTCTCTGGCAGGCCGTAGCGAAAGCGCACGTAGTCACCGTCCACCCAGCCGCCTTCAGCGCCGTATTCGGTATTCTGCTTGTCGATGCCGGGCTTTAAAAACAGTCGCAAGAGGGCCATTTTTAGCCCTTTGCTGCACGCATGTTGTCAACAAGATTAGGGTATGGGCGGCCTGCTTTCTTGGCAGCAGCTTTCGCGGCAGCTTTCTTTGCAGGCGTCAAAGCCTTGGGTTTTCCAATGCTTTTAGGGCGTTTTTTGTCCCAAACAGGCGTGGTTTTCATACGAGGCTCCAATCAAAGAAGTTTTGTGGTATGTGGCATTTTCGCACTTAACTCAGAAAAAAGAAACTTTGGCTCACTTGGAGGCCACGCCTTTAGTTTTCTCAAAAGATCGCATCCCAGCAATTCCCAAAATGCCAGACAAAATTACCCAGAGCTGGTCAGCTTCAAGTACGGGAGGAGGGTCCATGCCCACAGGGACCCAGCCCATGGCTTGCAAATATTTCCATGCCCACTGGAACAGCGGGTACAGCAAGAACTGGTACCCCATGGCCGCTACACCGATCCAGCCGATGGCAGGACGCCAGCCAGAAACAAACACGCTTGAGGACGCGGCCTCAACCTTGTTGACATCAATCTGGGCAAGATCGGTAGCCTGGTCAATGCGCTTCTCTTCAAGATCAAGTTTACGCTCTTCAAGCGCCATTTCCAGGCGCTCTTTGTCCGTGGTGATCAGGTCGCCAGCAACCTTACCAACAGCTTCAATGATTGATCCAACGCCAAGTAAGCTCATGCCAGGCCTTTCAATGTGCGGTTAATCCAGCCCTTGAGGAACTTAACCTGCACGGGGTTTTTGTTGCAAATCTCAACATACCGAGCAATCTTTGCCAAAGCGTAGGACTCTTTGAATCGTTGTCCATCCGTGATCTGGTTGAGTTTTTCGACTGTTTTGGCCCCAATGCCGCCATCGGGTGTGGCTCCAACAACCAACTGGGCCAGCTTGACAGCCATGCCCAGGCCTGCGTTGACACCGAAGTTAAAGATGCTGTTGGCTACTTCTTGATTGGTAATTTCGTTGCCGCGCATCTTGTCCCAGAACTCAATGCGGTAGAACTCCCGCACCATGGGTGTCAGAGAGCCGCCAAACTCTTTCTTGTCCACAAGCGCCCATCCTGGCCACTGTGGGTTCTTATTTCTGGCGATGCCTGCATAGGTCATGCCTCCCGTGTCGCCGGGTACTTCATGCAGGACGTAGCCGCCCTCATCACGCATCATCTGCTCAAATGCTGGTTCAAACTGTGCCATTATTCTTTGCTCCTTGAAAGCATGGACGCTGCAATACTAAGCATCGTTCGGGCCACTTCAATGTCTGGGGGCTCGTTGTCCCAGCCCACCGTAATCTGTCCGACAAAACGGCTTGGCTCCGGCGGTACGCTGACCCTACAAGTAAAGGTCACACCCTTGCTGATGTACCACAGGCCCATCTCAGACTGAGCTGTCAAGTACGGGCCGCAAGGGATTTCGTTTGCCATCAACTTAACGACGTCGGCGTTATTGCTTGCGTTCTGTGTAAACAGGCCAACGTCCAGCCCATCATTGGTTTTGTCCCGTCCGTCCTTGGCATAAGCACGGTGCAAGGTGCGTGTTCCAAACATGGGGTTAACTTTAAACACCGCCACAATTGTGGCGTTGGTGTGTTTAAACAAATGTGCTGCGGCGTCTTCAACACGTTCATGGGCAATGCTAGGCTGCTTTTGTGCCTCCTTGTACGCCCCAAGCAAGAACTCCTGGTTTGTCCACAAGAAGTACCCTGCGAAGGCCAGCACGGCCATTAGAACAAGCGCAAACAAGCGGAAAGGACTGTTGACGTAGGCAAGTACTTTGTCTACTGTGCTGTCAGGTGTTAACTTGTCCATGTCCGCTACTTCACATAGTCGCTCCCGACGCAGCAGGGACCGTCGTAATCTCAATCGCCACTGACTGGTTTAAGGCCAGTGGTTGTCCGCAATCGGCGCAGGTGTCTGCGTCGATTTCGGACTGATCCAGGTCGTAGCCGCACGCACCGCAGAGGATTTCTACGGCGTGTGCGGGTTCGATGCCGCCGTCAGGCAGCGTCCGTGACGGGCTTTGCAGCTTCATCGGTCTTTGCCATTTCGGGCATTGGAATTTGGGGCTGCACTTCAGCATGGACGGCGTTGACAATCTGGAACACTTCGCCATAAGGCTTAGTTGCCAGGTATTGCAAGATACCGTTCATGAGTTGCAGGCTTACTTTGACTTCTTCATTCATGGATTTTTCTCCAAAGCATCGCTGAAATGGGGCAGCGATGGAACCCCTTTAACATTATGCCGCAGGTGCAGCTGCCCAAGGTACGCCAGTAGCCGTAACAGGATTCTTCTGCAAAGCAATGTTAGCTGCTAGTGCATCTTCTGTGGCTTGCTTGTCAACACCATTAGCCCACACCCAATTCAATACTTCAGCCATAGTGACAGAGGCATAGGGAATTACTGGTGTACCAGCCGCCCATGAAGATGTTGAATAAACAGAGGCTGAATGCTTTCCATCTACTGCTGTGGCTTGCCAATGCGCTGTTTTCACATATCCATCAGAGGTTTGACGGTCAAGTTGGGAGATTGTCCAAGTGGTTGTCATGGTTTTTCCTTTTAAAGATTTGCGGCATCCAAACGTGCCTTGAGTGATTGAATTAGGGATTGTTGTTCAAAAGTCCAACCTTTGTATGGCTTTCCTTCACGAATTGCTTTGTCTACGCAAGTTTGATTAAAACCCATTTGTTTCTTTTGCTGAGTTCCTGCAATAAAAACAGTTTCCCCAGTTTCAATATTTGTTGCAATTACAGGTTTGACTTTTGGGTTTTCTTTACCAAATTTTGGTTTGTTTTTAGCAACATTACCAAGAACCGCATAAGAATGTAATCCGTTTTCAGATGCTGTAACCCATTCTAAATTCTCAAGGCTATTGTCTGTTTTAACCCCATTCTTATGGTTAACTTGTGGCTTATTGGATTCATTTGCAATAAATGCTCTTGCAACCAATCTATGCACATTTTGATTTGACTTTACATTGTCAACACAAAAAGAAACAATTAAGTAACCAGACGAACTTTTACATGGCTTAAGCAGTTTAGATTGAATCTTACGCAACCCATTATTGTGGGCATTGTTAGCATATCGCTCAATAGAGCGTACATTGCCAAGATTACTCACTTCATAGTGAGTTTCATATCCCGCACAAGGATGCCAGATTTCGGTCATTTTGCCTCCAACGCAACAACACGAGCCTCAAGGCTTTTAATCAAACCATGAGCCTCTTGTAAAGCCGCTGTTAATGTAGCGACCAAGAAGCTGGTGTCGATGCCTTGGTAGACAGGGCGGGTTTGTTCGTTACCTTCTTCGTCTGTGTATGTTTCAACACCATCTTTAGCGCCAGTGACGCACTGAGGCACAACTTCTTGCAATTCGTGAGCAACAAAGCCTTCACCGGAAGAACCGTCAGCTTTCCATGTGTATGTCACGGGCTTGAGTGTGGCGACCTTTGCCAAAGCACCAGTTATTGGTGCAATGTTTTCTTTTAGGCGGTAGTCGGAGGAGGTGTTAAAAGCGGTAGCGCCAGAAGAAACAGAAATAGAGCCTACTTGTGTTGTGCCGTTACGATAGAACGTGAACAAGTTACCATCGCCGCCTCGTCCTACCGCAATAGTCTCTCCGCCAGCATCCGTGCGGTAGAAGTTTGAGTAACCCCCACTAATTTGACTTCCATTAACTTGCCCACCAATAGGGTTCGTACTCGTAGTCCCCACCAGCAAGTTACCGCTGGAGTCGATACGGGCACGCTCTGTGTACGTTGTGGTAGCAATGTCGTACTGACCAAAGCAAATATTTTCTGTGCTGTCGGAGCATATGCCAAGACTGTCCGAGTCAAATAAATCTTCTGCAATTGCAGAAAAGCTGCCAAATTGAATCCCATTTGCAACCCGCATTTTTATAAGCGAGTTGTTCCAATTGTTAACAGCTGTCGTAGTCCCCACCAGCAAGTTACCGCTGGAGTCGAAACGACCCGCTTCTACAAAAGTACCGCCATTAGGCGTAGTAGAAAATGCCATCCCATAGCCATAATCATTGTCTATACTATTTTGTTTTACAGCCGCAACACGAGCAAATGCTTGTGCATCGCCAGTAGTCCTGTAGTTACCACCAAAATTTAAAGCACCACCAACACCAGTTGCTTGGGCAGTTGTATCAATAATAGATAAGCCAAATTTGTTTGCGCTAAATACAGCAACTCTGTTTGCTGTACCGCTTTGTGAAGTATCGCCTACCAACAAATTCCCAGAGGCATCCAATGTCATTGCTTGGGTGAAGGTGATAGCGTTACCTGCTGTGCCGGAGGGGGCGGTGTTCCATTGGAAAATACCATTTTGCGCTTGCGTTACAAACTGAGTGGCAAAGCTAGATGTTGTGTAAATCCAGTTTGAGCCGTTGTAATAACAGTTAGCATTTAAGTAACCAATAGGCAATGAACCATGCGCGTTCCAACCAACACCATAAGCACCAACTTGAATTGCTTTAAATGTGCTATCCCAAGCACTCGGAGTAACTCCCAAGCCGAGGTTGCCGGAGGAGTCGAGGGTTGCCAAAGTCGTTGCATCAGCCGCAAACTTAAAAGCACCATATCCTGCCAAACCATTTGCCGCATTAAATTCCACACCGCAGTCATCACCCCCTGCGCTTTGGTAAGTCTTAATGGTTAAGCCACGCTTGCTACCACTATATTCAATGCCACCAATGGTTGCCGCTGTGCTGTTAGCAGATGCAGTAATAACAGAAAGTCTTGCCGCTGGCGAACTTGTCCCAATACCCAGACCTGTCGAGGTTAGGCGCATATATTCGGACGAGGCATCGTAATTTGTCCATGCCGATGTTTCTGCCCGTGATTGCAAAATGCCGTTTGAGTTGGTAAGAATCAAACCTGCTTTTGTTGCGCCACCAGAGTTAGTGAAACTTAATGCGCTATAAGCACCAGAAGAAGCCAATGTTGCACTAGCGACAGAGGCAGAAACACCTAATGTTGCCCCATCAAAAGTAAGCGCAGACCCAGTAGCCAATGCACTAGAACTTGAGGCGTAAACCACACCGCCTGATGTGAATGGCGTAGCACCGCCTAAGTTTGTACCACCATTGGCAGTAGGTAAAGTTCCTGTCACACCAGTAGTTAAAGGTAGTCCTGTCGCATTGGTCAGGGTTGCACTTGTAGGTGTTCCTAATACTGGAGTCACCAAAGTCGGAGTATTTGCAAAGACCAATGCACCAGTGCCAGTCTCGTCAGTTACCGCAGAAGCAAGATTTGCAGATGATGGAGTCGCTAGAAAGGTTGCTACACCTGTTCCTAGACCTGATACACCTGTAGCGATAGGAAGCCCTGTAGCGTTTGTTAAAGTTGCGCTAGTGGGTGTTCCAAGGATAGGGGTTACTAAAGTAGGAGAAGTAGCCAGTACGTTGCTACCAGTACCTGTATTGGTTACAGAGACTACGTTCTTACTGGCATCTAACGCTAATGCAGTCGAGGCTGTTAAACCAGACAAAGTAGCCGTGCTAGATGCTGACAGAGTGGTAAATGCACCAGCAGCAGCCGTAGAACCACCGATGGCTGTGCCGTCAATTGCGCCGCCGTTGATGTCGACAAAGTCAAACATCTGGATGACGTTGGTGCCGTCCACGTACAAGTGCGCCTTGCGGCCATTAGGCACAGTGATACCAGTGCCGGCCGAGGTCTTGACCGTGATGCTTTGGCCACCGGTCGTGTTGTTCTGAACAATGTACTGCTTCTGGATGGTAGGAACTATCAGCTCGCGAGTAGCCGTCAAACTACCAAACACGGAAGTTACATTCAGGACCAAGCAACGCGCTGCTTGTGAGGCATTGCTGTCGGTGAGGGTGATGGTCAGGTTAGCATCAGACGTGTAGTCAGGATTGCCCAGGCCAATAACAGCCTGCTCAAATGCTGTACCCAAGTTGGTATTTGTGATGTTGCCCCAAGTTCCCGAGTTTTCACCCGTGCCCATCAGCTCAATCTTGAGATTACTTGAATAGGTGCTTGCCATGTTATTTCCTTTACGTTAGGACCTGAGCCCAAGTCACTGTATTTCCATCATTGACAACGGCCCAATTACCTGACTGTGAATCATCCACATTTTGCCAGTTAGGCGTCTGATTGTCATCTATTACACCCCAAACCAATACGGTTCCAACTTGCCCTTGGGCAGAAACACCCGTGACAAAGACGCTTGCATTGGCGGCCGTCGTGACACTGCCAACTGAAGCAGTGGCCTGGAGCCCTGTAACAGGCACGTTTGCGGCCCCCTGGATGGATACCGAACCAATGGCCATCGTGCCGGCAACACCGGTGACGGACACATTTGCGGCCCCCTGAGTGGTTACCGAGCCTACCTGACCCGTCGCCTGCACGCCCGTGACAGGCACATCAGCGTTGGCGGTTACCGTGACGTTGCCCAGGGCCATCGTGCCCTGAACCCCTGTAAGCGTGACGTTGGCGTCACCCGTCATGGTAATCTGGCCAACCTGGCCCGTAGCACTCACTCCCGTAACACTGACATCAGCGTTGCCGGTGACGGTAATCTGGCCTAAAAAGGCCGTTGCGCCTACCCCAGAAACTAAAACGACCGCGTCAGCGGTCACATCCACAGAGCCTACGGCTCCAGTGGCTTTGATGTCAAGAACGCCCTCTCCCCAGGGCTGTTCGCCCCAGCCTACGCCGGATGCATTCCAGCCTTGGAAGGCAACAACGACATCAGCCACATGCGCTCCTCATCAAGCAATGCGGATGATGGCGTTGGTGGAATCGTTTGTTGGGAAGATAATGGTGAACGTGCCACTGGTGGACGTTTTTGCACCGCCAAAATCCAAAACGCAAACAGAGGGATCGCCCGCAGCTGTGTCGTTGTAAATCAATGCGCCGTAGGCCGTAATAGTGGCACTTGTAAACGACAAGTCAGCAAAGTCCGTGAACGCGGTGGTTCCCGTAGACGTTGGTGTGACGTTGGTGAGCGAGCCGCCACCCGCTGAATACGAGCCTGAAGCGGTCACCTCATTGGAGGCCGTATAGGCGGTCGTTGCAGCAGTGAACGAGGCACTGTTGTCATACAAAGCCAACTTGAATGTGTTGCCCGTGCCGGTTGTAAAGTTGTGTACACCTTTCATCAGCTCCACTTTGAAGCTGGTGCACATAAAGTTGCCTGAAAATGCCATTTTTAATCTCCTAACAAATGAACCAAGTCGGGGTGACCTGCCTCGCGCAGGCGCAAGGCGATAGTTGCTCGGTCCTGTTCAACCGCCTCTCTCAGGTAAAACGCCACGACTTGCTTGACGCTATCCTTGAAAGCTCTTGCCTGGGCCTGCACCGCTGGGTGCGACTGATCACCCACATAAATAATTTTGTCTGCAGCACGTGCAGCCAACTCTTCCGTTGTCCAGCCGCGCTTTTGCGTGGTTTCGACAAAGACGCTGCCTACGTTTACTGGCATTTGTGCTGTGATCATGGTCCAGGTGAATCCGATTTAAGTGGAATACGAAGCATGCCATCACGATATTCGTCACGGCGGCGACGGCCCTGTTGCTCTGCGCCCAGACCTTGAATAGCCTCTTTGTAAGCCCCACGGAAGTACTGCATCATGTCAGCAGGTCCTTTTGTGTAGCTGTAGGCTTGAATCAAACACGCATAAAGCAGCGCCTCAGGTGCATTATTACTGATCCAAGTGGTCGGATTGGCCGACGACAGCTGCGTCGGACGATAAATATAGCCCAGCTCTACGCTGTAACTCTGGTTTGGCGTGGGTGCAATGTAAAACGTGTTCTGATCCCACACCGCATAGTACTTGGGCGTGCCTTGCGTAGTGCCATTGGCCCAATACTCTTTCATGAAGGACGTGTCCCTGAAGTCCAGGAACAACTGATCACCGCTCGCGGGCGTCAGAATCATGTAACGGTGTGTCAGCAAGTCAGAAGGGGCCGTTAAAAACTTGTTGCCCTGGGTCATGTTGCCTGTGACCTCCAGCTTGAACACGTCCAGGTCAATCTCGCGAAGAATCTGATTCTCGGCCATGGTGATGAACGTGTTGATTACCGGTGCCGTGAACACGTTATTGTTCACCTCGGTGTAGTTTCGGATGTTGGTGACAAGTTCGTCGTAGGTCATGTAATACTCACAGTCACTGTGCCAACAACACCCTGCGCGATGAGCGCCTGGTCCTGGATGTACGGCTGCATGTTGGTGCCGCCTCGAACGCTGCCGAAGCTCTGGAACGCCGTAAAGCCTGGTGCACCCACAAAGACGGACACAGGCTCAATGCGATCGGGGCGCGGATCGCGTAGTGCAATGGCGTCCCCGTTGTAGCGAAGGGGCTCGAGTTGCGGCTCTTTGGGCTCGTAATCGTCGGGACACACCATAAACCCGCGCCAGTTCTTGCGCAGGTTGTTGTACTTGTACCGCTGCCCGCAGTAGTCGCACAAGCCGTAGGAGTGTATGCCAGTTGCAAATGCCATGTCATACCCCCAGGTCCGGTACGAACTGCACGCTTGCGGTGTCGCGATCCTCCATCGCTGCGCGGAGGAAGTCCTCTTCGTAGATCGACTTGAGCGCCGAGGCGCGATCAGCAGCGAACTTGAGCGACAAATAGTACGCCAGGCCCGATGCCAGGCACGGTAAAAACCGGAAGTTGACATCGGAAGTATTTGTGTAGGCACCTGCGTCCTGAATGCGACGGATGCGGTAGTACACAAAGGTGTAGTTCTGGTCCGCTGCAGGATAGAAGTACACCTTGGGGGTATTGGTGCGTTCTACGTAAAACTGAGCAGGGCGGGCCTGCGTAGTCTTGTCAGGCACGTTGAGGTAGTCTTCACGGCTGATGCGCTCAATGTAGACGTCCGTGTTGATGCCCTGGTTGTTTTGCCGAATGATAGCCTCTAGCACATTTACCACATCCGTCGGCAACGAAATGCTGCTGGTCCCCTGCACTAGGGCAAAAGTAGCCTGCTCAATGGTCCACAGGTTCAACCCGCGATTGGCCCAATCAAGAAACAACAGGTTGAGCGAGCGGCGTGCTGACGTGAGTTGGTACCCACTTGTCGGCCGCATGCCGCAGCGCTCAAACGCCTCTTCGATTAAGTCATCAATCGACAGGTCAAAGGTGGTTGTGCCGGAGGTAGTCATTTGCTGTATAGGTTATCAAATGTTGCTTGTGCATCCATGTACGAGTCATCTTGCTCCGCACAGTGTATCCACTGACCAGGCTTAAAATCAGGTGCCCCTTCTCCTGTTTGCCAAAACGCAGGGCTTGTGACCCTAACGCGATTGTTTGGCAACGCCACAATATTCCCTGTCCACTTGCCTGCATCGGTCAACATCAAAACATGACTTTGTTTGTGCTGTGCGGGGCAATCAGCCACCTCGCTCTCCGCGTAATCCACGGTGAACAAGTACCGGCCCGTGTAAAACTCGCCGTCAATCTTGCACAGCCACGGGCTGGGACTGGTCCTGGCAAACTTAATCACAGTGTGATGGTGCGACGGGCAGTCCCAAGGCTGCGCTAAGTGGGTAGGCATGCGCTCGGGCCACTCTTCCAATGGAATATCTCCCACCAGCGCGGTGATCGGCATGCGCGCCCACATGGCTCCCCCATGCACGTTTTCAGAGCCATCTACCTGGCTTTCACACCCGGTAAAAACAAGCTGAAAACTCAAGCAACGATCCGGCATGACGTTGACCGCAATAACATTTGCGTGCAAGTACTCGCCATGGTACTTCTGGTGCATGTGGGTAAACTCGCGTCTAACCCAGCACTTAAAGTACGGAATGTTGCTGATGAGGTAGGACATTACTTCGAGCGTTTGGCCATCTTCTTAGCGGCACCGCCAGCAGCATAGCCTTTGGACATCATGCCGCCAGCAGCATAGCCCTTGGTCATCATGCCACCGCCCATTTTGCCAATGGGTTTGCCCATAGCCATGCGCTTGTGCTCATTGACGTTGCCTTTGTTGGCCATGCCGCCCTTGGCCATCATGGGGATGCCAGTGCTCTTGCTAGGCTCAGACATCATTTTGTTTGCGGGGCCGCTCTCAACAGCACCGCCGCCGCGCGTAGCAGCTCCCATACCTTTACCAGCCATATTAAGCTCCTTTTTTCATTGCACGGCCCATAACGTCGGCCGTTTTACGAGAAACAGCACGACCCATTTTGTCGCTCATGTCAGAATCTTTCATCATCTTGTCCGATGCGGACTTCTTGGCCATACCACCTTTTTTCATTTTTCCAACGCCATCGGCCGCAAAAGCAGGCACTGATTTACCGCCTTTTTTGACCATTTTTAGTTTCGAGGTTGCCATCATTACTCCTTACTTTGCTTGTTGAATAAGTTGATCAATTTTTGCTTCAAGGCGATTAAAGCGTTGGTCAATGTGGTCAGTAACTCTTTGCACTTCTGAATTAGTTGCGTAATCACGGGCAATTTCCTCTCGTGTTTTGTTTAACAGGATGTCTATCCGCTTGACTTCTTCAATTCTTTCACGGATAAAGAACCACAATCCGCCGAGTGCAACGGATAAAACGGTTGACCAAATTAAGTTAATGTCCATCAGCATTTCCATCGCTCCAATGCAGCCGCCTTGCGGGTAGGCTTGCCTTTTTCGTCCTTCATGGGCCCCGGCATACCGCTCATGCGCGCGCAGAACGAGTCCTTGCGTTTACCGCCTTTGGGCTGGGGGGCCTTCAAATTACTTCCCGTTGCTGCGTTGTACTTGGCACGGCCTTTGGCAGTCAAGCCCGCCCCCTTGGAGACGGGCAATTTCTCGCCACGACCTACCGAAAGGGATGGGGTCTTCTTAGCCATAGTAAATATTAACGGCCGACAAATTACTCATGTAAGCATAAATGGCGTTAACGGCCAAAACACCTTGATCAGGAACGTCAGGAGCATTGTTAAAAATGTCCGTGGCAGATACTTCATAGGTCAGCAACCAACGATTGTTTCCGCTAACATAAATAGCCGCCGGACTGCCTGTAATAGTACCTGTGTTAATGTCCGTAAGCGAAAAAGAATTAGCATCTATTCTGGTGATGGAATAGTTGCCATCTGTTGCGGTACCGCCTGTTCCATCCGCAAAGTGAATTCCTACCACATCCCCTGTTACCAACCCGTGGGCCGTCTTAGCAACTGTTACAGTAGTTCCACTACGCCCATATGTAACACTTGAGGTCACGGGAGCAGAAGTCGTATCAAACATTACCAGTTCGCCTGCGGTAGCAGTGCCCACGAAGGAAAGGCCTCTGATACGGTTGCGGCCCATCACCAGAAAACCACTGGCGTTTATATGCGCTTGTTTGACATTAGTTGCCATTTTCTTGCTCCGGTTCTGGGGCCTCTAGCCTGTTTATAAGCATCTTGTACGCCTGGATTGTGGCTTGAGCCTGAGTCAAAAAGGTCTGCGCTTTCTGTGCTTCAGTCTCAAGTTCACAAATCTCAGTCTCCAAGAATTCCTTGGTGATCTGCATTATGCAAACGAAGCGTAAGCAGGGACGTAATACACAGTGCCGCCAACCATGACTTTGATTGCTTTAGACACAGTAGTCACGCTGGTTGCTGTAGGAGCGCAAGTAGCCGCAGGGCCCGTTTCAATGTTCATCAACAAAGGAACTTCACCCGTGTTTGCGCCGCTATCAGTTACTCGAATGAACGAAGCTGTACCGGGCAAAGAAGCGTTAACAGAGTAGTCTGTATCCAACTGCAGAACAGCCAAAGTACCGCCGGGAGAAGCTACGGAGCCTCCCAAGGTTGCACGAATAGCGTTAGCCGCACCAGAGATTGTGCCGCCTGTGTTAATTGAAGTGGAGATGTGAGCACCGTTGATTGTGCCGCCTGTAGCGCCCCCAGCACCCGTTACTCGGGTCAAAGCACGGAACGTCTCGCCCGAACCCGTAGAAGTAAATTCCAAGCGGTTGTACGACAAACGTGTGTCGCCAGTGGCGGCAGAAGTCGTAGCGTAAGACTCAGAAATGTTGTCCGCAGTTGTTACTGCGATGGGAGAAGTCGCGGTGCCACCAATAAAACCATTGAGGGAAGAGACTGGGCCGGAGAATGTGGTCAATGCCATGATTGTTTCCTTACATGCAAGTTAGGCGTATCAGTCTGCATGTCGTCAGCCGGGACTGTCTGATACACCGGAAAGCCCGGATTTCTAAGTTTATATCACGGCTTTTTACTCTCTGCAACATTTATTTTATTGTCACAATTTTTCGGCACTATACAGGGATGAAATACCACGTTGTCAATGTTGATATTCGCCAGCCAAAAATAGTGCAACTATTGACGCTGCTTCAAAAAACGTGTCTGCCAGCAGACAGAATTTATCCGATTACAAAGGGATACTGGTATGTCGTTTACACACAGAACAATGAGGCGGTTGGCTTCGGTGGCATTGTTCCCAGTAGCCGCTGGGCTGATACCATGTATCTTTGTAGGGCAGGTGTTGTACTCGCTCACCGTGGACGCGGGCTTCAGAAGAGGCTTATTAAAGCGCGTATTCGCAAG